CGGATGGAAAATCATTTCCACTTTCCCACTGTCACTGGGGTGCGCCTCAGTTACAACCCTGGGAAAGATGAACGCCAAAGACTGGAATCTGAAACTGGGTTCACAGTTCAGCACACAAGCATCAAACATGCACACGCACGTGCGGCTAGCGCACGCGCACAGTTTTATGCTATGAACTTTTGTCGCGCCTACACAAACAAACATGCCGTTGTTGTGGTAGGTGACAAACCCACCCGCCAACAGGTTCTAACCTTGTCGAAGAAGGACCGAGCACACCATGGCAGGTTTCCCAGTTTCACGTTCTTCCCAACTCTCGGGCCACGAGACCTCGCGCGTCATTTCGACGTCCATAACCGTACCACTTATGGGCGCTGGACTGACCAAGCGTTGAGCACCTGTGAATCGTTCCGTCAATTTTTGATGGATGTCAAAGCAGATGGTATCACTACAGTCATTTTCTTGGCTCATGATGTTTACGATCTGCCTAGGACTACCATTCACGACATGCTCCTTTTCACTGCCTCGTCTGGATTCAACACCAGGTTTATCCTCAGCTTTCAAGAGCATTTTGGATATTCTGGACAGTCCTACGAGGGCGAGTACACGTGGCATAGGAACGAACATGGCCACATCATTGCGTCAGTTGCTGGCAATGGCAGATTCACCTATGGACCCCACTCCTCATACGAGTGGGTTCTTGACGATCTTGCCAACACCCAGTCTGACCCCGTGGTCGTGACTTCCTATGAGAATTACGGACTCAATGACGCACATGTCGCGTACCAATTTTTGCCCACCATCCCAGTTTTTTCTGAAGATGGTGTGAATCATATTATTGGTACTGAGCCCGGACACTTGCCTGTTTCTGAGGCACTCTTGGCCAGACTTACCAACCAGGCTCTTGCTGGTGTTAAGTTGTGCAACATGGCTAGAATCCTCAGATCTCAGGCTCTCAAGTACATTGAGAAAGACCACCCAGATGACCCACTCACACCTGTGCCAGAAAATTTGCGTCTTGCTGTTTGTCAGAAGGCAATGCAGATTGTGGCCGATCGTGTCGAGGAGGACACCACCGACTATGAGGTCGAGCGACTCATCCCCCAGATTGCTTATAACGAGAGCGTTGCCGCAATGGGAAAGATGGTTGATGTTGTGCGATCTAAGTTTCGTATGGGCTTGGCCCTGTGGCTTGTCATCGTAATGGTAGGACTTTTTCACCCAACAGTGAGGGACTTTAGCACCCCTCACCTGTTTGCGTACCTAACGGTACTCAGTGCCTTTGCCGCCCTTGGTGTCTCTTGGGCCCTTGGCATTCGAAAACAGACTTTTCGTGCTCTCTTCCCATTGAGGAGAAACAACTCGACTATTCGCGTGGTTTGTTCTCCTAGTGGTCATCACTGCTGTGAAAATAACGTCTGCGGATGTTACGCCACAACAGGTTCCTCAGTTTACGGTTGGTGCACCTGAGCCACACCAACCGTATCATAGCAACGTTGTCAGCCCTATTAGCGACGGAGCTACTCTTAAGGAAACCAAGTTTGAAGACCACAGGGACGGAGCTGGCGGGCCAACTCCGGTCGGAGTGTGTCAAATGACACACCCCCCGGTTGTTGCCGCCACTTGCCACTGCAACGAAGAGGTGTCGCTGCGATCCAGAGCGCTCATGGTTGTTCCAACTCCTGTAAAGGAATTTTGGGACAAAACCGTGACTTTTGGAACGATGTACTTTGAGAAGGTTGTTAGGAGAAGCAGCTACAAGCTTAACCTGTTTAGTCACGGCATCTCATTTGACTCCTGGGTATTGAAGGATACATTCAACGCCGCCAAGAGGATTCGAATGCACGAGGCATTTGAACAGGTGAAGGACCACGGTATCAAGGCCAAGGATTACATCCGGTCGTTCTTCATTAAGCGCGAACTCATCTCCAAAAATTCTATCGACGGTTTCGAAGAATACGCCGCCCGCTCAATCCAAGCAATGTCTGACCCACTTCAGACTGTGCTTGGGCCATACTTCACAGGTATCTCCAAGAAGATCAAGTCACTCATGCACAACATTGAGGAACCCATTATCTTCGCACCTGGTATGACCGCAGAACAAGTTGGCAGGTGGTTCAACCACTGGAACAAACCGAGTAGCACGTATTTCATGTGCGATGCGTCAAGGTTCGATGCTCACATCGGCCCTGATGCATTTTCAGCCATGCGCAAGTTATTTTGGTCGGTGTTTGGAACACCGGACAAAATTATTCAACACATGCGGAAAATGGTGCACAAACGTGGATACACGGCCAGAGGTTGGGAATACAGTGTCACGGGCACACGCGCGTCAGGGTCGTCCCAAACCACAGATGAAAATTCTCTCATAATGATGTTCTTCATTATGAGAATTTTTCAGGAAAGTGGTATCGAGCCTGGTGAGTACGCGATGGCTGTGGCCGGAGACGACTCGTTCGTTATCATCAATTCAGATGTTAATTTGAGTGTCGTCAGAGAACAGGTGGACGTGGTAGCCGCTCATGCCGGATTGAAAATTAAACCCAAATTTTCGAGGCATTTGTGGGAGGTCGATTTTTTGTCGTCACTCTTCTACCCAACCACTAGTGGACATGTTCTCGGACCAAAGATTGGGAGAGTGATGTCTAGAACAGGATGGACTCACAAACCAGTGCCCAATGGTTTGGATCACATGCGAGCCGTTGCATCTGGCCTGGAAACAGGCACGAAGTTCATTCCCATTCTGCGGGCGATGGTAGCTACCGTCCTCCGCATCACGGGAGGGAACGATGGTTCGAAACCCAGGAAATACAGGTTGCTGGCCAGCGAGGCACATGAGATGAGTGCCGAGACACTCGTCTTTGTGTCGAACCGCTATCGCCTGCCAGTTGCAAGCTTCGATGATATTGAGGAAGAAATCAATCAAATCGATAGGCTACCTGCATTCCTGAATAACACAGAGCTTAAGTTGATTATGGATCGCGATCTGTAGTAGAACTTAAGCTTTACGGATAGCACTGCGGGGGGAATATAAATTCGCAGAAACTGTTGACGACAGTATCCTTGTAAGTCAGGCTCAGGTCAATAAGGAACAAAGATTGGGAACCAGGAATCCACAACAGACGATGTCGAGGAAGAAATCTGGTCCGAATCTGGGCTCACAGGCGCGACGCGGCTCCCCAAACCGCGTAAGTGCTGTGAGCCAAAGACAGAACACGAGCTTAAGTTTGCGTGGTCATGGACATTGCTCCCCTGCGATGGAACTGGCCATGAAACATATGCTGAATCCCACGAAACCAAACCCGGCGTTGATCGGCGGTAGCCAATACCGTGATAACCTGATTCAGGACACGTACCCGCTACCACCCTATGGCCGTTGTCAAACAGTTAGTTACTCCCGCCGCATGTCATTCAATGTTGGCACTGCGGGCGATGGTTTCATCTGTTTTGTACCCGACATGGCCAACACAACGTGGGGCACGGACATAGGAGGTCTATACTCTGTTTGGAGGACGACCTCTGCGTGGTCGCAATCCGCACTCAACATCGATTCCGCTATTTCGGGAATTGACAAGGCACAGCTGCGAAAGCCAACGGTCATGTACCCTGACCTTTCGGACAATGCTGCTGATGCTTTCACGATGATGACTGGTGCCACGATGACGCTCACTAACAACACGGCAAACCTGACACAAAGGTCGGGCCGGTTGATTGCTGGACATGGACGCGCCGGGAACCTGCATGGTTCCGTTCCCGGGGACATGGAATCCAGTTTGAGTTTCGACACGTACGACACCGCCACGTTTCAGGAGGGACAGCGAGTTAAACTCGTCGTCAATCCAACCGGCGTGGCTGCGGCTTACGATTTGCAGTCAGCACACTACTTCAACATGGCCACTCACACGATACTGCCCGCTTACGTTTTCTTCGTAACCGGTGCGGTGCCTGGTACTGAGTTTGTTGTTGAATTCGACGTAGCTTATGTCGTGTTTGGAGCTGAAGTTCCCGGCAACATCCCACTTCATTGGGACCCAAGGGAGTTTCAGTGTGCGATTGCCTGTACCAATCGCGCTTTGCCAAAGTCTCGATCGATCACCATGAACAGAAATGGTGCAGCGGTCAAGGCAGCAATGACGGAATCAGCCAAAACCACAGCCTACACCAATCCGAGGTTCTCCTGGACCTCGCTCATCGATGGTGCTAGGTGGCTTTGGAACCACTCTGACAAGTCTATCCTGCCCCAATTGCTTTCCATGATTGCC